TTATGCTGTCGGCGCGGAGCTGTCCTCCGTAGGACTATCCTCCGAGGGCAGGATCGGGTCGGGCGCTGGAGTAAGGGTAGACGGGTCGTAGTTCATCGTGAGCACCTCGATCTTGCGTCCGCCGCCGGCTGAGCGTTGCTGCTCTACCTCGACAGTGTGCCAGCCGTGTGTTGCGGTACGCTCGGTGAGCAACTCAGAGGGGTAGGAGGAAAGCATGAATCGCCCCTTGACTTCGGAGAGCACCTCAAGTAGGCGCCCGAAGTCCTCCTCGGTGTAGCCACCATAGTGTCCCATATCGGAGTTGAAGTAGGGCGGGTCGACATAGAAGAATGTCTCCGGGCGGTCGGCCCGTCGGATGACGGTCAGGGCGTCACGGCTGAAGATGGACGTGTGCTCGAGTCGGCGGGTGTAGTCGGCTGTAAAGGATGCCTTGCGACCTTGGATCTGCCCGGCCACGTTGCGCGTCATGCTACATTTCCATGTGCTGCCGAGAATGGCGTAGAAGGACTGGTGCGAGAGCGTCCACACGGCCCATGCGCGGCGGACGGGCGAGTGTCCCTCAGGGGAACGGTAGATGGCGCGGGCCTCGCGGTGGGCGTGCTCGCTGTGGAGTGTACTGTCGACTTCGCGTTTCAGGGCCGGGTAGTCCGTCTGAAGGACGCGGTAGAAGTTTGTTACCTCACCGTCGATGTCGTTGATGAACTCCACTGGTGCCGGCTGCTTGGCCCAAAAGACCGCGCCGCCTCCGAAGAAGGGTTCTACGTAGATGTTGTGCTCGGGGATCATCGGCAGGATGGCGCCGAGCATCTTCTGTTTTCCGCCGTAATAGGTAATCGGCGTCTTCATGATTGGTTTGTTGTTAGTCATTTGGTTGTTGTTTAATTGCTGCTTAATCGCTGTTTGTATATCGTTTAAGTTCTATCTTTGCGGCATCCCAAGCGCATAAAAATAGGTGCACGAACACCGCATAAGGCCTTACAGCCTCTGTCGTGGTGTTCGTGCACCTTTGCTTTTCCGGGGCGCTTGGGATATTGACCCGGAGAGGAGACAGGGGCTTCTTTTTTGCCCCTACAGTTAGCCGTCTCCCTTGTTTGTTTGTATTTAGTTGATTGGTTACACGATGGCCGTGACCTTGTCCAACCCCACCCAGATGGGGTTGTCGTTTTGATTGCTGTAGCGCACTTCACGACGGGCGAAGTCGACGGCCGTCACGTAGACAGCACGCCCGTCTATCAGCCGCGCCGTAGTCTTTCGCGTGAAAGCGAGAGCATCGAAGGCTTTGGGGGTGAGTGGTGTGAGGCCTTGCACCAACGTAGGCTGGGGCGGCACGGTCGGGGCCGTGGGATCCAGCGGGCGGATAGGTGGCACCACGGACGGTTCGATGGGTGTGGTCTTACGCTCGAAGTCGGGCGTGTAGGTCACGTTCGGATCGCCGCCGGCCATCATTAGACCTACCTGCCGGGCGATGGCGGTCATCTTTTCGCAGTAATACTTCTTGCGGGCGCTCTGGATGTCGGTGATCCCGAGGGCGCGATAACGCTTCACGATGGCCTTCTCATAGTCGAGCGTCAAATCATCGATGCCCCGGCCCGTCTCCAGTGCACGCTGCGCGGCGGGGCTGAAAAGAGTGCCCCAAACAATAGGCGTGCCCTCGATTTTGTCGATCACCTCCGAGGGGGTGTCCGTTGCAAGGTTCACGCCCCATCGGGGGTGCTGAATGAGCTGCAATTTGGCGCGTGCAAAGTCTACATGGTTGGCGTAGTTGGCATACGGGTCGAGACTGCCCTCCACGTAGTCTTTCCCAAAGCGCCCGTCTTGCCCGCGGCGTGCCTTGATGTTGCAGTAATTGAAGTCGCCGACGGGCTTCACGCCCGCGCCGGTATCCAGCACGTCCATCGCAATCAACAGCTGGCGCATGGCGTCGCTGAGCGTGTTGTCGGCCTCGAAGTAGGCGCGGTCGCTGGCCTTGACAAAGGCCGGCCGGGTATTGGCCCCAAAGGCGCCCTTGACGGGTTGTCCCCGGTAGCTGTAGGGGACATAAGTCGGGACAAACTCTGGTGGGATGGTGGTTTTTGTTGGAGTGTTCATTGTTGTTGAATCGTTTATCGGTTATTGATGGTATCGTCGGCCTTATCGCGGAGGATGGCTCGGAGGTTGTCTTTGCCGATGGCCTCGACGAGGGTCTGGATGGCGCGATTCATATTCTTGCGCTCCTTGTCCTCGGCGCGTTCGCGGATGCTCATAAACTCGATCACGCAGAGGAAGATGCTCATCAGGCAGGTGACCACCGGGAAGCCCACGATGGGGTGCAGCCGCATGAGCAGCAAGAGATGGGAGTAGTGGATCATCAGGTCGATCATGGCGGCGATGATGACGCCGCCCTCGTAGACCATAAACTTTCCCACGGTGCGCGAGAGGCCGTAGGAGGTGCAGAACCGGCCGGCCTGCTTGGCCTTGTGCACACCGCTGGCGAGGTCGATCATCATGGCCAGCAGGACGAATAGGGCACACACGCAGGCGATGGCCAGCATGGGGCGGGTGCCCTCAAAGAGTACTTCCATTGTTTGTTGTTAGTTGTTGGTGGACGACTACACTTAGATGTCGGTAGATGTGACGCTTCGCTCAATCATCAGATAGCCTTCTGAGGTTCGAGATAGCGTGATGGCTTCGGTCATGAAATAGAGCGTCCTTCCTCCCCATGAGGTTTTCCCTTCTAACCCACCGTTGCGGAGTGGGGCATTCAGTTCAAACTTGCTAACGGGGGAATAGACAACCCCAGCTTTTCCCGGCTGAAGTTCGATGGATAACGGGACAGACTCACCATTTACAACTGGTGCCTCACCCGTACCTGTAGCGAGTTTGATAGGCGTTCTTCCTCGATCATTCTTTACGTTGTATTTGTAGACGATGCCGGTGAAGGTTTCGCCACTGCTGCGTTCTGTTGCTATGTTTAGGATCATGTTAGTTGTCTTGTCTTAAAATGAAGCAGAAGGGCAGGCGCATATGCCCGTGCCCGCCCCTCTGCGGTGAAATGAAAACAATAAGAACACTTTGCCCTTGGGGTTACCTCGGGCGCGAGACAGTTACCAATTTCTCGATCAGCAGATAGCCCTCTGAAGTGCGTGAGAGGCGATCTTGACTCTTAAAGGAGAGCGCCAGCGGGTCGTAGGTGTTCGGGAAGTTCGCCTCGAAGCCCGCGCCGTGGTTGTCGGCCCCAGTGTGGAAGTCCATGATGTTGGAGTAGACCGATGCGGTCTGTCCGTGACCGATGGTGATTACACGTGGCACCTGTTGGCCGTTGACAATGATGTCCGAGTCGCCGGAGGTGGCTATGCGGACGTCATAGCCCGCATTGTTCGTTACATCATACTTGTAGACATACCTCTCGAAGGTGTCTACGTTGATGTTAAACACTTGTACGCTACCCACCGGCTGCCCCTGCCATCCGGCCTGCGCGGTGCGGGCACGGACAGTGACGCGTTTGTTCTGCCTGTCGAACGTGCAGGAGTCCACATAGGGAGCTCCTGCCTGCTGCGTTGTGCCTGTCGGCCCATTGGGATAGTACCCCGGGGCGCCCTGTACGTTGCCGTTCGCTGGGTTGTAGTTGACGCTCGTCTTGACCTCCGGAATCGCACCCGTACGGAGGTTGCCGTCACGATCGACAAAGGAGAATCCTTGCAGTACGGTGTCGGGGCGGGCCGTCACGCCATCCAAGTTGCCCGGCCCGCCACCTGCGAATTGATTCAGTATCATAAGATCAGCACGTTGATGTTGACGAATCCTTCAGGCACCTTGGAGCAGGCGAAGGTGAGGCTGCCCGCGGCCTGTGCGACGGCATAGAGGCCAGCCTTGCCGGCGGCTTCCATTGATTCCGGAGCGGGGCTAACGATGATGTGGTTCGAGGCTGTGACGCCTTCTACAGTCACTGTGCGACGCTTATCGGGAGACCAGCCGGAGGCATCGAGTGCTACCGTCCGCGCCACGACCTGCATCGGGTCGCCCTTCTCCCCCTTGAGCGAAGCGAGGAACTGGGTCTGACTGCCGGAGTGCCCCTCCTCCAGCCAGAGCTGGTAGGCCGATTTACCGTCGTCGCCCTTTTCGCCCTGCTTGCCCTTGGCCTGCTTCATGTACTCCTCGAAGGAGCCCGTGTGGCCAGCTTCTTGCCAGAGCTGGTAGTCCGACTTGCCATCGTCACCCTTCTCCCCTTTCAGCGTCAGAAGGAAGTCCTGCAAGGTGCCGTTGTTGCCCTGCTCCTTCCACAGGTCGTAGTTCGACTTGCCCGGAGCACCCTTCTGCGCATTGAGGAAGTCTGTGACGGTACCCTCGTTGCCTTGCTCCTTCCACAGATCGTAGGCGCTCTTACCGGTGTCGCCCGGCTTGCCCGGTTCGCCCTTCATGTCCTCCACGAAGTCCGCCTCGCTGCCGGTCTGACCCGAGTCGAGCCAGCTTTGGTAGAGTCCCTTGCCGGCAGCGCCATCTTTACCCTTCAGGGAGGTGAGGAAGTCGTCCTCACTGCCGCCCGCCGGGTTCTTCTCCAGCCAGAGCTGGTAGGCCGACTTGCCATCCTTTCCCTTTACAGAGTCAAGGAAGTCCTGCATACTGCCGTCGTTGCCCTGCTCCTTCCACAGTTCGTAGGCGTTCTTGCCCGGCTTGCCATCCTTTCCCTTTACAGAGTCGAGGAAGTCCTGCACACTGCCTTCGTTGCCCTGCTCCTTCCACAGGTCGTAGGCGCTCTTGCCCGGGTCGCCCGGTTCACCGGGATCACCCGGTTTGCCCTTCATGTCCTTCACAAAGTCCGCCTCGGTACCGGTGTGTCCGGTGTCGAGCCAGCTTTGGTAGAGAGATTTACCTTTTGCGCCATCGACCTTCGAGTCGATTCTGGCGCAGACCTTGAACCATACTTGGGCCAGTCCCGTGTTATCCAAATAAGCCATGATGTTGAATTGTTATAGATCCTTTGTTGTTTACGAGCAAATGGTGTCGATCTCACCATTGGTGAGGGCTTCGACGGTGAAGCTGCCGCCGAGGTCATCCCAGTCCGTACCGCTCCAAGCGTAGTTCTTGCCCGTGTCGGAAGTGTTCCACACGTCGCCCACCTTATTGCCCGAGCTGGGCAGCGAGGCCTTGTTGGCCACGTTCCCCTTGTAAGAGAAGAGACCCGTGGTCTTCGTGTCGATCAGCGCCGCGACCTGCGCTTGGGTCTGGAAGCCCGAATCGTTGGTCAGGTCGGATACCTTGCTGGGGATCGACGTCGTGTCCGGCAGTGCGCCCACCTCGCTGGCGGTGTAGGTCGGTTTTGTGGACGAGATCCACGAGGGGATGCCAGAGATGTTCTGCCACTTGATCAGCCCTTTGATCTTTTCGTACAGGTGGGCCAACCCTGTTTCATCTAAGAATTTTGCCATGTTGTTGAATTGTTAATGGTTCGTTGTTGTTACTTACATATCGCGTCGATCTCAGCGTCAGAGAGGGTGCTGGGCGGTGTGTTCCATTCGTCGATGTCCTCTTGCCGAATGTTGCCGGCGGGGGAGTTCTGGAAGACGGGGTCGACCTCTTCACCAGCGCTGTTGCCGAAGGCCACACTGACTTCGAAATGGCCCGTCATGCCGTAGCGCGTGGTCTCGTAGACGGAGGGCGCGGGGGTGCGAACGATGACGAAGGCGTAGGGATCGAAGGCGATCCACTGTCCCTCATACTTGCCACGCACGATCACTTTGTATTTCCCCACGCGGACGGTCAGCGTCTTGTCCAAGAGTAGCGTTAGGCAGTCACCACTCACGCGGAAATGTTCGCCGGGGTTCAGCTCTGTGCGGACGTTCATGTTGTCGCAGAGCAGGGCCACGGTGAGATCAGTTACCTTGGAGAAGTCGATGAAGCGCTTGCCATCCTTCAAGTTCAGGTTGAAGGTGGCCGATGCGCCTTGGTTAACTACCATCATGGCTGTGCCTCCTTTTCGTCTGTGTCCCCCACTTGGCGGCGGATGGCCTGAATGATCCGGAAGGCCAGTTTTCCATTTATGCTCTGAAGGACGTCGTTATACTCCTTCTCGGTCATCTCCACCGGCCCCTCGGTCTTGAAAATGCGTCGTGCCAGTTCGTCCTCAGCCAGTGTCCCTGCGCTGGCAAAAACGACCTCACCCACTACATCATGTAGATCCAAGATGTCGAAGCAGTCGATGCGCGTCTCTACGTTCAGTTTGGTAAAATCGATTGTCATTGTCGTTTATAGTGTTGGTTGTTATTGCGGTTTGACCCACATGTAGCCTGTCTTAGCATTCCACATAACGTAGTAGTTGCCGTCCCCCTGTGGGTTAGAGAGGATGTCGCCCTCGAGCGCATCCGTCGGCACGTGCTGCGCCAGTGGCATATGGCTGACGCGAATCAGCCAGCGGCGGAACCAGCTCGCATCGCCTTTGCAGGTCTGTGCACGCACGGAGAACTCCCGCCGGGCACTTGTTCCTCTCGCATAGATACACATGATGAACCCCTTGTAGGTATTCTCTATGAACAGGTTCAGGAGCCAGTCTTGATAGCTGGAGAGCAGTCCAAGGCGGTTGCCTTCCTGATCCAGCACACGGCAGGCGCCATGCGCATTAAGCATGAGCCCTTTGGGGTTTCCATAGACAGAGCCCTGTATTACCTTGTCCGAGGCATAAAGCATGGTGTCACTAACTGCAAACCCACCGATATACCCTTTTACGGAGTAGATGGATCCGTCGTCGTAGATCCTGAAGGGCGCATTGTTTCGCCCCTGATAACTTGCCCCGGCCCAGATGCGTGGGTTGGAGTCGGCCGTGCCATCCAGCCCCACGTTGCGGTTCTGGCTGACGATGTACTGGTTGGAGAACATCCAGCCGGAGATATTGGCCTCCTCGGCGATGAGCAGGCGGGTGGCCACGTTCTCGAAAGAGTTCATCAGCTCCCACTTCGAGGTATTCATCGGGTGTACACCTTGGAATGTGCCACTTGTGACGTTCGCCTTGTAGTATCGGCCGGCATATCGGACAACGTCCACGTAAGTTGGCGTGCCGTTGTAGTACTTGAAGGAGTCGTAGTCGCCACGGAAGCAGATGCCCGGCCCAGATGGCCCCTGTGCGCCCGGTTGTCCCGGTGCTCCTGGCTCACCCTTCTCGCCGGAGATCTTCACGGGGTATGACCACAGCCCCTCAAGAGAGCCGGAGTAGGTGAAGGTGGCCTGACTCATCCACAGCGGGTCGGTGCCTTGCATAGGGTCGAACGACCAGCCCGAGGGTGATTCGCCGTACGGCTGATAAGGTGCCGTGGTCGAGCGGCGATAGATCTTACGGACAACGCGGCCCGGGGGGCCGTCCTGCCCGTTCTGCACCCGCGTCAGGGTAAAGACATGACGGTAGGAGACAAGCCCCTCACAGTTGACCGTCACGGTCACTTTGGCCGTAATGGGGTCTGAGAAGGTGAGGATACGTATCACTTCACTCGTCTGATGCACGGTGCACCCCTCGACTTGGAAGATCGAGACGGTGAACTTCCCCTCGCCCGATACGGCGGCATAGGCCAGTCGCTGCGCCCCCTTCGAGGCAAAGACGGTGAAGGCTACATCACCCACCAGCCCCAACGGTGCATTGGTCGTGGCGGCGTAGTGATCCAGCCCCGTGGTGTAGGCGTCTGCACCTCGGAGCGACTCTTTGAGGCCCTTAGATTGGACGATGTTTTTACCGAAGTAGACGTTATCGAGGTAGATCGATTTGGCGCCAAGGTCTTGCCCATCGATAACAAGTCCGGTGAGGTCGCCCATCTGCACACCGATATGCTGCGGCTTGATCTCCCACGTGTCCACGTTGCAGAGGTAGCGCACGTAGTTACGTGTGCTGTAGGCCGACGACTGGCGTGCCTTGTCGGTCGTGTTGCCATAGACGGCAAACTTCATGGCCGCACAGGGGTGCACCGTTGAACCGGGTCTCAAACTGTATTTAAATCGCTTTTCATCGATGATTTGAATGGGCATGAAGTAGGACGTGGAGAAGCCCGGCATGCGGTCGAAGCCGCAGGCATCCTTACCCGCTACGGTCTCGTTGCCCCCGAGGTTGTGGAAGATACCCCGGCAGAGGTCGTTCACATGCAGGCCGGAGCGTTCGCCCTCCTCGAGCTTCAACGTGACGATACATGCGTTCGTGTCCACGCTCTCGATCAGGCCGAAAGCCACCGCGTTCCACAGCTCGCCGCTGACCACGTCGATGCGGTTGAAGCGCAGCTCGGGCACCTCGAGGAACTCACGGAGATGCATGCCGCCGAACCAGCAATGGCCGTTTCGGTCGATGCGGCCACCGCTACCCAAGAAGCCCTCCACAAAGTCGCCGTAGTCCGCTCCGTCGCGGAACGTGACCTTGAAGTTCGTCTCGTCCGGCTGATCCTTGCGCAAGTAGCGGCGGTCGAAGGTCTGGCCCACGGACTGCACCTCGGCCTTGACCACGTGCCCCTGCTTGTCGAGATGGAGGTTCTTCACAAAGTCTCCCTCTTCGGCTGTCGTCTGCGAGTCGATGTCTTCATCCTTCGGCACAGCGTGCGAGATCTTCACCGTCGTACGGCTGGCGCCCGGCGTCTCCTCCACCACGATCCGGTCACCCGCCACGATGGAGAGGTTCGACCCGCTGCCGGGCGATCCGCCGGAGAGGCTACCCCCACCGATACTTCCGCCACCCGAGTATTCACGAGCGAAAGCGGCAGCTCCCTCCAGCGTCTCCCCGGTGCGTGGCTTAGCCTGCCGCACGATGGTCTTGTATTGATATTGTGATGCCATTCTTCCTTGTGGTTATTCCTCGTTATAGGGTACCCCCGTATAGTTGTCTGTTACAATCTCTATCATCGTCAGGTTGCTCTCGTCGCGGAGCAGGTTCTGCACCTCGGAGACGACTACGAACTTGCCCGCCTCGTGCTCGTCGGTGAGCGTCGAGAACTTGTTCACCAAGTCAGCCGTGCCCGAGAGCTTCTTCTTGCGCCCGTGGAACTGGCTGTAGACCGTGCCCAGGAGCAGCCGTTCCACCTTGTCCGTCACCCCCGCACGGCGGAAGGCGGTGATTACGCCCCCGGTGGCGGTGAAGAATTGTCCGCGAGCCGTGGGATGCGCCCCATCGGGCAGGGTGCCACAGACGGTGTCCAGCTTCAGCGTCTCTCGGGCACTTTTCTCCACCCATGCACGCAGGACGATGTCGCTTTTCTCCAGCTCCTTGCCGTAGGGTGTGGTGAGCTTCAGCTCCACCTTCTTGAGAAGGAACCAGTGGATCGTCGAGATGTCAACATTAGGCTCGATCGTCCTGAACGTGTTGCCGATGGAGAGCTCAAGCCATCCAGAAGTGGGTGGCATAGGGATGTATTCTCCATCGAACATCTTGTCGAAGATCGAAGGCAGGAGGAGCGTGTAGCCCATGACTGGCCGATTCGTTTTCCATCCGCCCCACCCCGCTTTCTTGCTTCGGTCTTCCTTGTCGTAATACGCCGCATAAGCATTGCCCCATGTCCCCTCGCCGGGCTCCCATTTGCGGCCGGTGGTGTAGACCATGAAGGACAGCAGTGGCGTGTTGACGACGGTCGAGTTGTCGTAGTGATAGAGCGCCCTGCCTTGATCGTCGCGCAGGACGAGCCGGAAGGGGATGTAGCCGTAGTTGCAACGCTTCTGGAAGTCCTTCCACCAGCCCTCCTCGTTGTCTTTGCTCGCATCCTCGAAGGGGTTGTAGCGCACATCTACCAAGGCCTCGATCTTCAGATTCAGCAGATAGTTACCACGCAGCGCGGGGTCGACAAAGACGTACGGGCGATCATGCATCTCGATCGTGACCGAGGGCAGGCCTGCGTTCAGTATGCGGCTGCATTGCTGGGCGTACGTCTTATGCCCCGTGCGGGTGTCGAAGACCACGGCTACGCCCGCCTCCGAGTCGCCCGAGAAGATGGGTTTGATCTTGAAGAACTTCGTCAGGTTGAAGGCGTCCAGCACGCGAAACTTCCGCTGCTTAAGGCTGAGCGGATGGAGCAGCATGTCGAAGCCCGGGTAGTTCTGATCGGAGTAGTCCACATTCACGCGGTGTGTGGTGCAGGCCGTGTCCTTGATCGTGCCCGGCTCGATGGAGGCCTCCACAAGGTTATTGCTCATGTAGGGGGAATAGGTCAGCTCGCAGTTGTTGTACGTCTTGTCCACACCCAGCGCTGAGTCGGCAAGGCACCAGCGCACCCGTCGTGGCTGGACGCCCTCCGAGAGAGCGTGAAGGTCGTAGAGGTTGATGCGCCCATCCTTCTGCACCATTTGCAGGCCGAAGGGGCGCAAGACGCCCTCCAGCACCTCGCGCAGGGTCATTGGCTCGCCGTCTTCGTCGAAGAAGTTGTCCTCCGAGACGTAGACGCCGTCCAGCAGCGACGCCCCAGCTGATGTGGTGGTGGAGAGGAACGTCTGCCAGTCTGCCCCGGTATTGATCCCGCTCTGCTTCACGGCCATGTCGAGCACGGTGCGCAGCTTGATACGCTGGCGATTGTCCGTCCCCGTCTGTTCGAAGGCGATGCGGTCGAGCAGGGCGAAGTCGCTGAAGGTAAGCGAGACCTCATAGTCCCGCTCTCGGCTGAAAGGCTCCTCGTAGATCTCCGGATCGAGCATACCGCTCCAGTAGAGCTTATTGTTGCGGTAGATGTCGAGACGCGTGCTGCCAGCTTGGGTGGTGTAGAGGTTGACAAACTGACGATCCGTCTCGGAGACGACCATCAGCGTAGCCGCCGACGACATCACCGGCTCCAGCTTGTCCACCTCGGCCCACTCGATCGACACCGGCGTCTCGTAGGGAAACGTCAGCTCGACCGGCTTACCTGTGAAGCCTTCCTGCCAGATCTCCGCCCGATAGCGCGACCCGGCGATGCTCATAAACTCGCCCGTATAGCGTATGCCCTTAGCCACTGTCGTTGAATGGTTGAATGGTTGGTTGTTTAGTTGTTGTTCGTTATCTCGTCCTTCGGTTTACTTGTGAGCGCTTGTTCAGCACCCCTTCCAAATCACGCCCGGCGATGCGGAAGACCACCTCGCCGCCTACCCCTCCAGCCGGTTCGATCAGGTCGCGCAGCTTGGAGAGCGGTGCCACCACCTCGGGGTTTGTCGAGGCATTGGCATACTCACCGAATATACCCAGCGTCTTGCCGTAGGCCAGACCGCCCTCGGCGTACTTCGGGATAGAGGCCAGCGCTGCCAGTACAGAGGCCACTGCGGCAATGGCCAGCACCGGCCCCACGACGGGGATAGCCGATACCGAGGCCGCTGCACCTGTGCCCGCTGCGAAGGTGCTGGCTATGCCTTGCGCCTTTTGTGCAGCAACGAGCGACAGGATCTGCGGGATGGCCGATGAGATAGCTTGCAGCACGTTTTGTCCCCACTCGAGCCATGCCCCGGCCGTACCGCCGACCGCTCGTCCCAGGTTGCCCATCACGTCTGCCACGCCGTTCAGTCCTTTGGAGACTTTCTTGTAATACTCCGCCTCGGGAAACATCTTCTCCATCCGCTCCTTGATCTCTCGCGATACGCGCTTGAGCTCGCCGGGGTCGAACTTGAGGGGAAGGTTCAGTGTCGGGCCATCCTTGCTGCCATCTTTGAGGATCCGCTGCTTCTCCCACGGCATCGGCCCGGTACGCTTCAGCGGCTTGTTCTCGGACTCGATTAGAGCCTCGCGCATAGCCAGCTGCGTCTTAAGCAGGCTGATCTGCTTCTGAAGCTGCATGGCGTGCTGTTCGTCAGCGGCCTGTTGCTTCTCTTGCAGCTCGGCGATCTGCTGTTTGTACCAGCCGAGTGTCTCCGGGTTGTACTGTTTCTTGCCGTCTTTATCGCTCTTGCCGCCGCCTTTGCTTGATCCGCCGGAGGGCATGACTCCTCCGCCACCGCCGCCACCTATCAGCGCCCGCTTGGCATCGGCCGCATCACGCATCTTCTGGTTCAGTGCGTCGATCGCCGCCAGTGGCCCCTTGAGGTCATCAGCCACACTGTGCCCCCAGCTGGGGAGGTTGAACAGGCGGCGGAGCGTGTCGATCAGCGTACGGATGGCGCCGATGGCCTTCTCGATGGACTTAATGACCAGCTCGTAGATCCACTTAGCCCACTTCGCAATAGCTTGAAACACCTCCGTGGAGGCCAGCCATCGGGAGAACTGCATCACCGCCTGCGACGCCTCACGGAACTGGGTGATGACCTTCTCCAACCACTTCCGGACGATACCCGATAGCAGCATGGTGAAGTCCTTGAAGGCTTCCCACAGCAGGTTTACAATGCGCCGAAAGTCCTCCGAATGATTGTAGGCATAGATCAGTGCACCGACCAGTGCGCCCAGCGCCATGACGACGATGCCGATCGGGTTGGCATCGAGTGCCGCATTGAGTAACCATTGCGCCGCCGTCCATGCCTTGGTGGCGATGCCGGTCGCATTGATCGCTTGGGCCAGCTGGATGATGCCGCTGGCAGCCATACCCATCTCTGCGGCCTGTGTGAGGAACGACTCGAAGGGGAGGAGCAGCTGTCCTACTTGCTCCTTCATGTCGCCGATGGTGTTGTTCAGCTGCACCATGCGGCCGGAGTCCGTCTTGGCCAGTTCGGCATTTACACCGCCCACGCTCTGACGTACCACCTCGGCCAGCGTCGCCGCCTTCTCCTCCTCGGTGCCGAACTTCAGGATCTGCTCTTGCGCCTCGCTGAAGGTGTAGCCGTAGCGACTCAGCGCGGATGTCTGCCCGGCGAACACCTTACCCATCATCGTGGCGATGTTCACGGCCGACTCCTGCGTGGCATTGAAGCCGTACTGCTGGGCGATCATGTCGTTCATCACCGGGATAAGCGTCTCGAGCGACGACTTCTTCGAGGCGTAGGTAGCCAGCTCCTGCACGCCGGCCAGCTGCACCTCATCGCCGATCACACCCAGCTCCTGCTGGGCCGAGCAGAGGTCTTTGATGGACTGCACCTCGTCGTCGGTAGCGTCCATCGTGTTGCGCATCACGGTTTGCAACTTCGTCTCTGCCTCCACCTGTGCGGCATAGAACTGTGTCATGCCACTGACGGCGCTCGAGACCTGACTGAAGGCCGCGGCTACGTTCTGAATCGCTCCAACGGCTTGGTTGAAGTTGAGCAGGCTCGTCTTTAGCCCCTCAGAGCTATTCTTGGCTTGTTCGATGGATCCGCCCAGCCCTTCCACCAAGTGCTTGAGCTTATCGACCGAGTCCGCCCCTTCGCCCTTGAGCTTGATCTTATATTCTACCGTGTTGTCTGCCATACCTCTGCTTAATCATCCATACCCTGTCCCCACGCTGCGGTCAGCTGGTCTATCAGCTTCCGCCGCTCTTCGATCGTCATCTTCGGCGCCTTGGGGCGTTCCTCCGTCTCTTCCTCCCACGGGAAGCGCACCAGATCCTCCGGCCCGCGAAGGCGTGAGGTGTGCGGCGCTACGGCTGCAAAGGCGATCATCCGCGCTTGCTCCCAGCCGGTATGCATCTGCTCCTCCCGTAGCCGGGCATACTGCGCCAAGACCGCCTCGAACTCCTCGGGGGTAAGCTGAAGGAAGTCCTCGCGGCTCATCCCCACGCGGCCCATCGCCAGCCCCAAGAGCTCCTCGATGGTCAGGCCTTTTTTTTCGTGTCGGTTGCCGGGGAGGCGTTAGCCTGCACGGCCTCGAAGTTGGCGCTCTGCCATGCCCCGAAGTCCTCCGGCGTGATGGCGTCGGCCATCTCCATAGGCGACAGGTCGAAGGGTATCTTCTCTCGCGCGCAGGCTGAGGCCACGCAGCACCAGAGCAGCGTGAGGTTGTCTGTGAACGACTCTCCCTTCATGGCTGTCACCTCATACCCCATTTGCTGCTTGAAGCGCAGCATGGCGCCCATCGTCATCATGCACGGGTAGTCTTTGCCCGCTATTCGAATGGTATTCATACGTCGTTTAATTGCTGTTTAATCGCTGTTTGAACATCCGCACTTAGGCGGGGTAACTCTTGATCTCGCCCGTCGATTCGAGGGATACCTTGTAGGAGGCGTCGTCGTCGGCCGGACGTGTCTGCGAGAGGTTTGTGATGACGTACTTGCCGCCACGATAGCGCGTGCTGTCCTCTCCGCGGTGGTTGTACTTTACCTCCACTGGCTCGGCCTTCTGCCAGAGGGCCAGCAGCTCGTTGTAGCCGCATTCTGTCTCGTCGTAGAAGCAGAAGCCTTCGGCGCTGAGCGACTCGCTGAGCTTTGTCACCGATTTCTCCGTCCACTTGCCGGTGTTACCTCCGGCTTGCTTGGCGGGCGGCTTGACAGCCCGTTCTTTCGATTCCGTGTTGTGCGTGATCTCGCACGTCGAGCAGTGCCCGATGGCTTTCCCTCCGACGAAGATGAGCAGGTTGCTGCCGTGTATATATCCTGTTGGCATGTCTTGTATTTGTTAATAGTTAGTTGTCAATGATTAGGGGACGATCCGGCTTCCCTTGATGTAGATCCGGACGACGAGCCACGCGGCCATGCCGAGCACAAGGGCGAGGAAGGCGTATCCGCCGCCCATCAGCGCCCGGTGATACCACCGGAAGGGACGCTCCACGGTGACGTACTCCGTGCGGACACGGTCGGTCATCTCGCGGATGGTGCGGTCGCGCAAGGCGATCTCACGGCGGAGGCTGTCTTCGCGGCATTGCACATTGAGCAAGGCACCGCGGTAGCCCGTATCGGTCAGGACGTCCGTCAGCGTCACGTGCGGCACGATGCGCGTGCCGGGCACCGAGATGAGCCTTCTGAGGGCAACGCGCCCCGACTGGCATTCCAAGTAGGCACGGATCAGCGCCGAATCGGGTTCGATGACCACAAGCGTATCGCGCACCGTTTCGACGACCTCCTGCCGTGTCACCTCGCGCTCTGCCGGCACACGGTAAACGTGACAGCCGACGGTCAGCCATATCAGCGCCATCAGCGCTATCCATCGATTCATTGTTTAGTTGTTGGTTCGTTTAGTTGTTGGTTCGTTTAGTTGTTGGTTCGCCAGAGTTGCTTATTCGACTCAACGAATAAACCGGGCGAAGCCCTCAACAACTAAACATCCTCCCCGAGAGAGGGCCTCCCCCGTCCACCTTTTTAGGGGTAGACAGAGGAGAATGCCCTTCCATGAACAGAACGAAGTATTCACCTGTCGTGCGGCCTCTGTCGGCCCCACTAATTGATTAAGAACCTTTCTCTTTGATGATACGGCGGACGGTCACTTTGTGTTCGCCGTTCTCGGACAATCTGTCGGCGCGCCATTCCTCGGAGAGGTAGAGCCCGCCCACGATGTAGACGGCCGGGATGTCCGCGTTTTGATCAAGCACCTTCTTCGCCATCGCGATCTGCTCCTCCGTAGCCCCATCCCGGTTGCGGGGGAGCACCTCGTAGTCGTACATCGGTGCGGCCGGCTCCTCCTCCGAGGCTTCCTCCTTTGCCTCCGCAGGCGGCTCGGAGTCGCCCGGCCCGGCTTCGCGGGTGGCCTCCTCCTTCATCTCTGTCAGAGCCTCTTCCTTCACTTCCGTCAGGGGTTCCGAGTCACCCGACTCTGTTTCGCCAGCCCCGGCGACCTCCTTCACTTCCGCCAGAGGCTCCTCATGAGCCTCGGACGGAGTGACCGGTGTCTCCACCGGAGCTTTCTCTTTCGTTGCTTTCGCTGCCATAACCGTTTACTTCTTGTCTGAAATAATGGCACCAATGGCTTCCACCTTCTTCGGCAGGACGACGAAGTAGTGGCGATAGTTCACTAAAGAGCGCTGGTATTGCGGATCGTTCTTGGCCTCGGAGTAGTAGAACATTGTCGATCCCGTGGCCTTGAACACGCGACTCGTGTGGAAGGCTACCGAGGCCTGATAGATGCTGCCCACGACCGGAGCCGTGCCGAGCGCCTGCTTAGCGCCGGTCAGGTTGTAGACCGGGCCGGCTACATACTCATACACCTCGAAGCCGTAGAGCATGGAGATACGTCCGGAGGCGTAGTTGTAGTACTGCTCGGCGAACTTCTGATCCATCTCCAAGAGGTCAGCGATGTGTTCGGGGCAGAGCACTAAACGGCGCCCTTCGGTAGGTACACTCATCAGGTCGAAGCGCTTCTTCATCTCGATAATATCGTGACGTGTCAAGCGCTTGCGACCCGTCGCGCCGCCATCTTCCACCTCGCCCGTGGTCTTGATCACCGGTGTGGTAGCCGTATTCGAGGCCGGTGCCAGCGCGTGGATGGCTTTCTTCAGCTTCGCCTCCAGGATAGCCAGCCCGTGGCGCTCCTTCACAGAGGCCATCTTGTCGTAGGAGAGCGCATACAGCTCATCGTCCGTGATCGGTGTGGCTTCCGTTTGAAACTTATCCAGCTTGAACACGGCATCGGTATCTGTGATGGCCGTGATCTGAAGCGGGTAAGTCGTGTTATTGGTCAGCACCTTGGGGTCGCCACCGACGTTGATCATGTGGATCACGTCATTATCTGCATACCGCGAGTAGTCGGGTATGCCGTCCAAGAAGGTGCCTTTGTCGGCCGATCGCAGTTGTTTGATCAGCTCGCCCGTCCAGACCTCCGTCAGCACGCTCGCATTCAGGGCGCCTACTCCGCCGCCTACGAGCGGCCCGGCCATCAGCGCACCCACTGCACCCAACGCAAGGGGCGCACCGAGCGCCGAGGCCGCCGTCGCTCCGATCATCGCGTTCACCATAAACGCCATGATCATTCTCATCCATTTCATCATCGTTGTCTTTGTTTAGTTTGTTAGTTGTCCGTTCGTCTCTTTTTCCCTAAAAAGGGAGAGGGAGGGGGGAGCGTCATCGGATCCGCGAAGCCCATTCCCCTTCAACCTTTGCCGACTTGCGATCCTATTCGCCCTTTGTCCCCCCCTCACCTTGGTGTGCTTTATATCGGGGGGAGGGACTGGGATGAATTAGTTATCCAGTTCGCACTCCACGCCATACTCCGCTTTATACAGCTTGCGGTAAACCGCCGGCTCTTTCGTGCGCAACTCGATGATCTTGTCGCTCGGCACATCGCTCAGCTTCTTGTATTCCGTCGCTGTGCCTCCTTCGGACGCGAACTTCACCACCTCCGTCAGCTTCACCGAGGCGTTCATACTGCCTAAGAGCTGACTCAGCTCTGCCGATCCCACCTTCTTGCCCAGCTCGATAAAGTAGTCACGCTTCTCTGCGGGGATCTTTTTGGCTGCGAGGGCTCCGTCTACCAAGTCGGTCACGGCCGAGAGTTCCACGTGTTCGATCTCGCCCTTCAGGGTCTCGATCTCCTGTTTCTGTGCTTCCACTTTGGCCTTGGCCGCAGTCAGTACTTCGTCAGCCGTTGCTTCGGCTGAGAGACCCAGCTGCACGGCCACTTCCTTTTTCAATGTCTCGTTCATATCTGTATGGTTTGTTTGCTTGCTTGCGGTTAGTAAGGCTGGTAAAAAGGCTTCGTCCGTGCCGCTGGAGAGGTTCAGCGGCTGGCCATTCCGATAGAGCACCATCGCCTCGTCATTGGCTCCGACATCCACCAAGGACACCTCTACCAGCTTCGACTTCGTGATCGTCTCCCGAGTCTGACCCGGCAGGAGGTACTTTTTGTCTGCACTCATCTCCACAATGTCGATCCCCACGCTGGACATGCGCAGACTTCCAAACTCCAGTTGCTTCTTGCATCGGATGCTGCATTCCGAGGCTTCGTCGAACTCCGGTTCGCCCGTGATGTCGTCGCCCTCCACCTTCAGATCCTTCATCTTCCCGATGATGTTTCCCCGCTCGTGCATGTAGAGCAATACCGGGTTGCGCTCATACTGCGTCAGGTCTACACCGGACGTCAGGATGCGTGTGCCGTATGCGTTCAGGGAGCTGTTTGTCAGTCGTATTCTTGCCATTGCTCGTTGTCGTTGATTGTTCGGCGGCAAAGGTGTGGGTGCCGCAAGGGGGCAAACAAGAAAGTGTGCACCGAGTGCAGAAAAGTGTGCACCGAGTGCAGAGATGTATGCACGGAGTGCACACTTTTTTGGGGTGGGGTAACCCCCGGAAGACCTTTGCCACGCAACAATCAATTAAACGCCATTTCAAATGGGTACGAAAAAGGACAACGAAAACAAGCGGGAGCTGGCCAAGATGCTCTATGTCGGTGGCAGCGAGGTGGCCGAGATTGCCGAACGGGTGGGGGTCTCTCGCCAAAGCGTCTCGGCATGGATCAACAAGAACGGATGGAAGGAACTGCGCGCCGCGCGGAGTATCACGCGCCCAGAACTGGTTAACAAACTGCTGGTGACTATCAACAACCTGATCGAAGACGTCAACACCGGCGACGATCCCACATCGGTCAGTGGGCTGGCCGACAAATTGGTCAAGCTCTCCTCTGTCATCGAGCGCCTCGACAAGAAGGCCAACATCGTGCAGACGGTCGACGTCTTTATGGCCTTTTCCGATTGGGTGGAGTATCAAGCCAAGAGTGACCCGGAGGTCACCGTAGCCTTTATGAAGGTGCTCAATCGGCTGCACAACGAGTTCCTGCTGGAGCGAGCTAACGTAAAGGAGTAAGCGCGGGATGGCTGTCACACGCGAAGAGAAAGAAGCCCGCCGCCTGTGGGAGGAGCACTGCAAACGGGTGCAGAGCCTCACGGAGCTCTCCCCCGAAGCAGAGAGGGAGACACGCGCCCAGCGAGACGCCCGTATCCGCCGCCTGTTGGCGAACTACCCGGCCTTCTGCGAGTACTACTTTCCGCACTACATGCGCCGCACAGACCCCGCCACGGGCCTCGTGACGGGCATCGTACACAACGCCCCCTTTCACAATGCCGCCTTCCGTGATATTCTCCGCAACCGCACCTTCAAGGCCGTCTTCATGTGGCCGCGTGGCCATGCCAAGTCCACACACCTCGACATCTTCATCCCCATCAACCTCATGGTGCGTGGTGGTGGGGAGATCCATTGCGGCATCATCGTCAACAAGTCAGAGGATGGCGCTAAGACCCTGCTGGCCGACTTACAGGCCGAACTGGAGTATAACCAGCGACTCATTGCCGACTTCGGCACGCAGAAGAACGTAGGCGACTGGCAGCAGGGCGAGTTCTCCACCACCGGCGGTGTCAAGTGGTTTGCCGTCGGCCGGGGACAGTCGCCCCGTGGACTCAAGAAGCAGGAGCAACGCCCGGACTACATCGTCATCGACGACCTCGACGACGACGAGATGAGCCACAATGAGGAGCGTGTCCGTCAGGCTACCGACTGGGTCAAGCAGGCGCTCTTCGGCGCCTTGGATGTCGGCCGTGGCCGCTTCCTCATGGTCGGTAATGGCTTTGCCAAGCACATGGTGCTGAAGAACATCGCCGATATACCCAGTGTGAAGGTCTCCAAGGTTTACGCCGTCGACAGCAACGGATCCCCCGTCTGGGCCGACAAATGGACGAAGGCCGAGGCCGAAGCCTATGCCGACTTTGTGGGCTATGCCTCGTGGCAACGCGAGATGATGCACAACCCCGTTGCCGAGGGCGGCATCTTCAAGTGGCAATGGATCCGCTACAAGAAGATCCTTCCCCTGCGGAAGTACGACCAGATCATCTGCTACATCGACCCTTCCTTCAAATCAACGACAGCAAACGACTACAAAGCCGCCCGCATATGGGGCAAGACGGGCCGCGAGCTCCACCTGATCGATTGCTACGTCCGGCAGGACACCGTGGCGGGCATGGTGCGCTGGCTCTACGACTTCCACGAGTCACTACCGGAGGATGTCGCCGTATCGTACTTCATGGAGGCCAACTTTATGCAGGACATTATCCTCGATGAGTTTGCCCGCGAAGGCGACCTGCGCGGCTACCAGCTGCCCATCATGCCCGACCGTCGGAAAAAGCCCGACAAGCTGCAACGCATCGAGGCCATCTCACCTCTCTGGGAGCGTGGGCTGGTCTACTACAATGAGGCCAAACGCAACGACACAGACATGAAGACGGGCATCGATCAGACCCTCTCACTGGCCCGCGGCAGCCGGGCGCATGACGACGCGCCGGATGCCGACGAAGGCGCGATCTACAAACTTCAGAAGGCCTCCCGTGAGGAGCGCTTTGAACCCATCTTCGGCGAACGCCCCGCCCCCAAAGGGGCGTGGTAACCCAATTAAACAACCAACCAACAACTGACATGATCAAGAAACTTCTTCTCGGCCTGCGCTTTCGGCTGGCCGTTCATAAGGCCAACCGGCAAGCCCGCCGATACGGCCGCAAATACCTCGTGATTAACGTAGGCGGCGGCCTTGTGACCCTCTCCAAGCAAGAGCTCACGCTGCTCGTCCGCCGTGGATACTTCCGTCGCGGCATCACGGCAGCCAACATCGAAGCCCACGCCCTCCACGTAGCTCTCCCACGGCCCTCCAGCCGGTAGGACTTTTCGTTTTTCACTTTTCGTTTTTAGCTCCATGTTTTTGAACAATCTCGACTATCAAGTGATGATCGGCCAGCGTGCCTTCGACCTCATTCAGCAATCGGATGAGGAGAACCGCCGGCGCGCCGAGGAGATGGCCCGTGAAGAGATGGCTGGCTACCTCCGGCCCCGCTACGACGTCGAACGCATCTTCGCCCGACGCGGTGAGCAGCGCAACATGCAGATCGTGATGTTCCTCTGCGACATCACCCTTTACCATCTGGCCTCGTGGCTCCCGCAGAAGATGGGCTACGAGGTTCGTGAGATCCGCTACCGCCGTGCCATCGAGTGGCTCCAAGGCGTGCAGAGTGGCAAGATCGTCCCCGATCTCGACACCCCGAACGACCCCAACAGCGATCCCCAGCCCTATAACCTCAAATGGGGCTCCGAGCAGCACAGCAACTATATCTGGTAACCCCCAACAACTCCCGATAATGAACATCACCGACTTTTTCAGGCGGCGGACGGCTTCCAAGCTGACCACCGCAGACACCCCCTACGGCCGCTTCGACCTCGCCAAGAAGGCCGACGCGCGCCGAGTGAAGGCCGTCATGGCCGAGGTGCAACGACAGGCCGAATCGCTCACCCGGCAAGAGATCGACTCGTGGCGCTCCGGCTGGCAGCAGGCGCTCGATGTGGAGAATCCCTCCCGCCTTCGCCTCTACAATGTCTACCGCGACGTCGAGGTCGACGGCCACCTCTCTGGCGCCATCGGACAGATCAACGGCTTCGTCAAGGCACGCAGCTTCAAGATCATGTTCGGTGAGAAGGAGGACGAGGAGGCACGCCGCATCTTCGATCGCACTTGGTTCAAAACACTCGTCGACCTCTATTTCTCCGCCCGCTACTGGGGCCATACGCTCATCCAGTTAGGCGACGTCGTCTTCACCGAGGGCGGTGTGCCAGCCTACGACAGTGTCCTGCTCATTCCCCGCCGACACGTCATTCCGGAGTACGGCCGTGTCGTTGCTGAGCAGGGGGACGACTGGCGCAAGGGCATCGAGTATCGTCGACCGCCCTTCTCCGACTGGCTGATTGAGTGCGGCGGGCCGTACGACCTCGGGCTTTACCTCAAGGCCGCTCCGCACACCATCCCCAAGAAGAACATGCTCGCCTTTTGGGACACCTTCGGCGAGGTGTTCGGTATGCCCATGCGTATCGCCAAGACCACCTCGCGCGACCCATCGACACTGAATAAGATCTCCCACATGATGCAGAACATGGGAGCGAAGTTTTGGGGTGTATTCGAGGAAGGGACGGACATCGACTTGAAGGAGAACCAGCGCACCGACGCCTTCAATATCTATGACCGGCGTGTGGATCGGGCCAATTCCGAGCTCTCCAAGATCCTGCTCTACCAGACGATGACCATCGACAACGGCAGCAGCCTCTCACAGTCGGAGGTACATCTGGAGGTGCTCAAGAACCTGATCGAGGAGATTGCCGACGGCCTACGCGATATGGTCAACGGCCAGCTCATCCCCCGCATGGTAGCTCACGGCTTCCCCCTCAAAGGGGCGTCCTTCGAATGGGACTACGAGGAAGACTATACGCCGGAACAAATGACGGCCATCGAGAACATGCTGCTGAATAATTTCGATGTGGATGCAGGCTACTTCGAGGAGAAGTATGGCGTGAAGATCAACGGCCGCCGGACGTATGCACCCACGCCTGACGGGCCGACTGACGCCGACGAGGAGAAGATGATGCGGACGCTCACCCGTTTTTTCGGGCAAGCCCCCCGCGGTGGGGGCGACCCGTTTCTTTCCGACTTCTGATCGATAGGCAATACTACGGCCATGCGCATACCGACGCCGCGCACCCCTGCCCAGCATGCGCGCTGGCCAAACCAAAGGGTGAGAACGAACTGCCTATCGACATGGAAAAGTGCCTCGAGCAGGCACTGAAAGATCTCTACAATAAAGAGGTCGACCCGCGGCGGGAACCTGACCCGGCTCTTTATGAAGGCTTCCGGCAAACGTTTGACCATGCCGTCATCCGATCATTTCCCCCAACAAAAGACAAAGAGCTCTCGGAGTTCTCCGGCAGATTGAAGAGCAGTAATGAGGTCTTTTCTGTCTTCCGCGCCCACCGTATGAGTCGCGATATGGCGGCCCAGATGGTTGACAAGGAGGGCAACTTGAAGTCTTTTGACCAGTTCCGTAAGGATGTGGAACCGATTGCCGATCACCACGTCCGGCAGTGGCTCCGCACGGAGTACGACATGGCTGTATCACGTGCCCGCTTGGCCGCCGATTGGCTAACGTATGAGAAGGATCGGGACATCATGCCCAATCTGCGCTGGGTGGAGAGTACGGCCATCACCCCGGATGCGGTACACAGCAGCTTTTGGGGCACGGTGCGACCCGTGGACGATGCCTTTTGGGCAGCGCATCATCCCGGCGACCACTGGGGCTGCCAATGCTCCCTCGAACAGACAGACGACCCCGTGACGCCCCTCTCTGACGAGGTGATTCGGAAGGCGCCCACGCCCTCTCCCGGCCTCGAGGAGAACCCCGGCACGACCAAGCGCATCTTCTCAGACAACAGTCCTTACTTTCCCGGCTCATGCGAGACATGCCCTTTCCGGCACTTACTCAAGGAACCACGCACGGAGAAAGACTGCTATCGCTGCGAGGCCGCGAAAAAGATAAAACAGAAAACGAAAAACGCAGCAGATACAATTCGCAGAAACATCGCACGGAACGTGCCGGAGACGTGGGAGGATGTAAAAGATACCGACGGGCTGGTGCGTATCAGCTCCAAGCATGGGCCGAACGAAGCGGAAGAGAACAAAGAGATAGCCACAATGCTGGCGAATCGCCACGGACACAAGATCGATTTGATTGAAAGAGCAGAGAATGGAAAGAGTGCAGATGCCTTCAACCACACTTTGGGCTACAAACAGGAGTTCAAACGGAGCACCTCTGAGAAAAAGGAATCCATCAGCCAGTCCATTCGAGACGCAGCTGATCAAGCGAATCATATCGTGTTGGAAATTCGATCGGCAGTCCCTGCGGACACGGTAAGTGCCGCTCTGCACGAACGTGTGTTACGCAAGCGGAATATTGAGTCTGTGTGGGTGATTAAGGACGACTTTGACAAGCAGTATCAGAGAAAGGAAATTATCAAGAAGGGCTTTAACGTGAAATGGGACTAATCTTTCGATCAATCCCATTTACTCGATAAGGGTCGCCAGGTGAATCTTAATTCCCTCCCTAAGACCGTCACAAAGGTAAATCTACTATTCAAACACCGATCAAACGGCATTCAAACAGCGCATAAATCATGACCGACAAGCAATTTTTCCACAAACTGGCGGCTGTTCGTGGAGACATCGACAAGCTGGTGTCCGATAAGTGGCCGCGCAAGGCCGGTGTGATGGCCGTCAACCTCTTCAATGAGAACTTCCGCAAGGGTGGCTTCTTGAACAAGGTACGCGTGGCTTGGAGGCGCACCAAGCGGCAGAACAACCCCCGCATGACAAAAGCCGGCAAGACCACTGCCGCCTCGTCCTACGGCCCGCTGCTCAGCTCCCGCCGGCACCTCTCCCGATCGAACGAGAAGATCGTCAGTAACGGACAAGTGACCATCGTCAACAAGGTGCCCTACGCCGCCGTGCATAACGACGGCGGACGCGCCGGCCGTGGACACAAGACCGAGATCCCCAAGCGAACCTTCATCGGCCCTTCCGAGACTCTCAATAAGCAGATCAAGGACATGATCGTCGAAGACCTCGACAAGCTCCTGAAGAAGTGACCGCCGGGGTATCCCCATTTTGATCGCCTCATTTATAAGGCGATCAAAAACATGTATTCATGCGGGCTTACAGAGCGTTCATCCGCCCCAAATTCGATTTTTATGACGGCTTTCGGGGCTTATCCCACAGCAACAGTAAGGCCCGGCAGAGCGTATCTCTACCGGGCCCTTTTACATGTTGACGGCCGCCTGTCCATCACGGAGGGGCGGCCGCCTCACTACTGAAATAGTCAAAAGCTGAAACGAAAAAACTCATGTATATAATGCAGGGGTATCGCCCCCTTAGTCAATAGATTCCGTGGCTCCACCTCGAAGGGTTCTGTTTTTTCTCCGTTTTTATCCGTCTTTTCGGTGAAAACCACGGTACATTTATACCGTGCTATGATTCTGTTCCTCCTTGTGCTTTACGTTCCTTATTCATGCGAGCCTGTTTGGCTTCTAATTTACGGAAGTCCACGGTCTTCACCTTGGCCACGATGCGGTGGCCGGTGCGATCGAGTAAGCCCACTGGCGTTTTGAGTACCAAGCCCTCGGCGGGGAACGTCGGGTCAGCGGCTATCTGCGACGTAAAGCCGCGGCGGACGTACTCAATGGCCTCCGGGATGGTCATGTAACCCATAAGGGGAACAACCTTGATCCCCAGCGCGGCAGCAACACCTTCCACCTTGTCACGTAGTAACCACCAATTGCCCACGCGGACGTCGAAGAGGATAAAGTCGGTGCCGCCCTTTGTGTAGCGCCAGCCGCTCTGGATCTTCATCCCGTACCCCTCGCCGTAAAGCACGATGGTGTCTTTTATGGGGCGCACGGCGGGGTTGAATTGCTCCGTCATCTTGTCGACCGGGAAGAGCTCCTCGAGGCGCTCGAGCAGATGTCCGGGGATCTGCGCAGAGTCTGTGCGACCGCGAAACTCTACGCCTACAGGCGCACCCTCGGTGGCGGGCGGGGTGATGATGATGCGAATGTTGGTACCGTCCACCTTCTCGGTGGCTTCCCACTTCGTATTGGCTAAATACTCAAACATGGGGTCTGCCCATGCATCGGGCATGATTACATTGTCGCTGTCACGCTTGAATAGCGTATTGATCTTCTGATACTCTGTTTTTGCTTCCATAATGATAGGTGATGTGTTTGTAGTTTATAGTTCGAAATGATTGTTCTGCTCGTTTACCGCCCGAGCGAGGCCTTCGTTCATATTCATATCTGTTCCTGTTTCTTGTTGTTTTCAATTACAAAGCCGCCTATTCTCACGAACCCCAGCGGCTCCTTCTGTCGTTTCCGAAAAAAACTATGAATCCAAATAAGATCACGTATGCTTGTCCGTCTGCTTTGCGACGAGGAATCGGTAGAGATCGGCCGCTGTAGCCAGTGGAATCTCGCTGCCGTCTGCATTGTAAGCCTTCAGGTCGTCATTCTTCCTGCCGTAGTCCAGCTCGTAGATGAAGTAGTCCGTCCAGCTCTGGCCGTCTGGATCCGTCTCCGTGTCGTCCATCTCTCGCTTTATCGCCTCGACGATCGCCTCGTGCAGCAAGGCGTTGTTGTACAGCATGCCGCAGGCCTCGGGGAAGATTTGCTGCATGTGTTTGCTGTTTCGCCTGTCCTTCTCCGCCTGTGCCTCGAGTGCGGCGAGGAGCCCTTCAAATGTCGCTTGCGTCATCATGCCGCACCCTCCTTTCCGACGCCTTTCGTGGCAGCCTTGTAAGCCGCCTCTTGCCGACGGATCCAGAGGGCAATGTCCTTCCAAGGCAGCATGCCCCCGGCGTTCTTGTCGTCTACGTAGCAATGGGCGTACACCTTGCGTGCATCCGTGCCGTAGGTCGTCACCTGATCCGGCCGGTGATCGTTCACGCGGTCGAAGTGGATGTCCTGCTCCAAGAGCCAGTTCACCATCTCCGTTTGCTGGCGCCCTTCGCGGCATGTCCAGATGATGATGTAGTGCCCCTCGGCGTGCAGGGCGTTGATCTCCTCTCGTGCATCCGGCAGGGGGCGACCGATCCCCGGCCACTGGCCATCGTGGATCGTCCCGTCAAAGTCTACTGCGATGATCATGGCCGTGGCTCCCCTTTTTCGCTCAACTCCTTGTTCCGCATCCTCACAAACTCGTCGTACGCCACGCAGCGGTACGTCTCCACCATGTCGATCAGTTCCTCGTGATCGTGGTTTGTCTCCGAGCTCACCCGTTGGAGCGCCCGGAACGACCGTCCGCAGACGTTGTGCAGCGCCCATAGCACCTCGTCAATCAGGTCGAACACCTCACCCAGTCCTTCCTCGGAGGCATCCGGCCCCGGCCATTCGGTAACGATGTGCAGCCGCACCTCCTGATTCGTTTTGTAGGATCCATTGTCCGCATGCGTCCATTCCGTTGGGCTGAACTCGATGAACACCGCCGGCAGCCGAAAGGGCATCTCCTGCTCCAAGAAGCTCATATGCTGATTCCACAGATCGATGTGTGCGATTGGCTGCGGCCGGTCGATGCGTCCTAAGGCATCCCGGATCACTTGATACAGTTCTTTTCTCATTGTCTCGTTTGTTGTTTACTTATGAAGGGGCGATTCGCCGTCTGCGTTGCGGCCGATCTTCCCCGACGCCTTCAGCATCTTGTAGAACGCCCGCTCGCAGATCCCCAGCTGCGGATGGATGTAGCGCCGCCAGATCTCCCGGTTCGACAGCCCGCTCTTCACGTACTCGTCGTAGATCCGGTTGACCGCCGTTACGCGCTTTTCGTAGCT